ACCCTCGTTAACGACAACTTCCTTACTACTGAGATCCTTGTGCTCGACATTGACGAAGTGCCTAGCACCGTCCAGAACATCGGGCTGTGGCTTCCGTCTATTATTCCTCCCAACGTTTTTGCTCTCTGGTATTCAACGCCTAGGTGGCGCGAGAGCACAAAACGCATTCGGGTAGTCATCCCCCTTAGCCGAGAGATTTCAATGGCAGAGAAGCAGAGTCTGCCACACAGGTTGGTCATCCCCGGAGTCGATCCGGCTTCGTACTCGCCGTCCAAATTCTCGCTGTTGCCGTGTTGGTGTGAGGACACGGTTGATTTCATGTGGGGAACAGTTGGCAAGAGACGGCTCAACCCGGACTCAGACCTTCCTCCTTGGATCCCTGAGCGCAAGAGCGAATGGTTAGATCTCCCAAGGCTGAAGGCTTGCAAGGAAGCTATGGACGCATTGTCTGCTCTGGTGGAACGCATCAATGAAGCCGAAGACGGACACAGCCAAGAAATTACAAAGCCAGGACTGGCAAGGATCTTTAGAAAATATGCAGTGGATTACTCCGATTGTGAAGCATTTGCGAACTATATTGAAAGGGAAGACAGAGCCAAAGACTTCCTCGGAATTTCACAATGGCTCTCAAACAAGTACAGGAAATAGGTTTCTTATGGAAAACGGTGAAATAATCGGAAAGATATTTGACTATTGTCAATCCCATCGGAACATGGCTCAGTGCTTGAACGAATTCTGTCGGATCCTTCAGAACCCTGAAATGTTCTTGAAAAATCCGTATGGAGCTGCTCACATGAAGATTGGTGAGAACACGTTCACAAGTGTGAAGCAGTACTACAAGAAGATACACGAAATCTGTGGCCCAGCTGCTCTTGCAGACAGAGAAACGTTTCGATCGATCTATAGATTGATTGGAGAATGGGCTGTGTGTGACGAGTGTCACGAGCTTACCATCTGTACTATGGCTGTACACAATCTTTCACAAGAGTGCATAACCTGCAGGTCTAAGAAGTGGGTGGATCGCTGTTGTGATAGGTCAGAGTACTTGGACTCTCCGATCATGAAGAACTACTTGCAGACTGGTGAAGTCGATCCACTTCTCAAGTGGATGCCTGAAAAGACGTTTGATGACATCAAGGAAACGCTCTTTGGCAATCCGTCTCCAAAGAGTCTGTTCCAGAAGCAGGTGGTACCTTTCATGACGCTCCCTCCTCCGGATCCAGTGGCTCCAATATATATGAAGCCGATGACCGAAGAGGAAAAGGCATATCTTGCTAAGCAGTTCTACGATCTCGGTTTTGGTGATAAAATCTCTGAGTTATAACTAAAAATTGAAGACAAACACTCAAAATCGAGGTCAAAATGAAAATGCAGAATGCACTAGCTAAAGTAGCAGAGAAAGCAGTTATAGCCTTTGCGATATTCTTTACGGTTGCAACTGTTACATTCTCGTTTTTGACGGATCATGATGGGTTTGCGTGGTTTCTCATTGTCGTTGGAATATACGGCGCATTTAAAGGGAATCACTAAAACAGAAATCGAGAGGAAATTATGAGTAATGGTGGAAAGGCTTTCCTGGGTATGTTCATAATGTGGATGATCCCTACAATAGCATACGCAGTCTACACTAATGACTGGGGGATTGGCAGCTGTCGTAGTATCACCGACACTGAATCCTATGCTATTTTGTTTTGGGGAACGGTCTTTTCCCTGTTTATGGCTATAACTTTTGCTATTGATGAAAGCAAGAAATGAAGGCGAAGATGAAAAGAATATTGAATATCCCTATGTCACTGACAGTTCTGGTGTTATTCTTTTTAATGTTTGTAGTTGCCATAGTGGTTTCTCCGCTTGTTGCAGTGTTTTATTACCCTTGTAAGATTATTCGCTGCTGCTTCAGTTTTCTTTCAGAAGGCCCACTTTTCATGATTGGATTTATTAAAGGACTGCTTGAAGCATTTTCGGAGAATTAAAATGTCATTCGCAACTAACTTAAAATTGACCCGAGTGGGTCGCAACTAAAGTCCCCAGTCCGGGGCAAGGAATAAATCATGGCTTACAAAATCTCGAAAGATGAAATCATCAAGCCGTCTGCGTCTGCTATTGAGCTGACAGATGGTATCTATTACACGACCATTGTGGGTTACATCATCCACAAGAAGGAAGCTTTTAACGAAGGCGACGAACCGTTTGACGCTGTACGCTTTGCATTGCAGCTCGTTGACGATGCTGGCAAGAATAAGATCCTCCAGACGAATGACTGGCGTATCTCTCTTGCTGAAAAGTCCAAGCTGTTCACGCAGCTCTCCGGTTGGGTGAAGGCTGCAAGTCCGAACGACCTGTGGGAACGTCTTGAAAAGGCGAACTTCATGGACTCTGAAGGCAATCTCAACTTCGACAAGTTCCTTGGCACTCATCCGGCTATCATGGTCAAGATGGTTCCGTCTAAAAAGGACGCTTCCAAGACCTATCCGGACATCACTCTTGCTGTGACGAAGAAGGGCAACGAACATCAGGTTGAACACGCTGAATGGGATGAAGGTGGCCCGGCTGTTCCGTTGTGGATCGGTGATTTCATCGCTCCGGAAGACGTGGTAGAAACTTCCTGCCTTGAAGGCTTTGAATGGAAGCGCTACGAAAAGAAAGAAGATGACGAAAAGAAGGACAATGCTCCGAAGACTCGTGAAGAACGTGTCAACATGGCTCCGGCAAAGCAGGTTCGTTCCAAGATTGCCAAGGAACCTGAACAGGTGGAAGCTGCTGCCTTTCCCGAACCGCCGTCCCAACCTGCTCCAACTGGTAAAACGTCTGAACGCTTGGTGATCCGCCGTAAGGCAGCTCCGGCTAAGCCTGAACCGGCTGAACCTGTTGGTCAAGATGAAAACGGTGACATGCCCTTCTAGGAGTTTCCATGTGTAATGATGCCATGCAAACTCAGTTTGATTTTAGCGACGCTCTCCTTGCTCTAAAGCGAGGGGCGCGTCTTGCCCGTGCTGGCTGGAATGGAAAAGGACAATGGGTTCAGGCCCAGTATCCTGATGAGCATTCCAAGATGCAACTTCCGTATCTCTATCTGCATAACGCTCATGGACAGCTTGTTCCTTGGGTGCCGTCTACTGGCGACTTGTTTGCTGTGGACTGGGTCTATGCGGTACAGAGCGACACATTCAAACTCTCTGCTGACATGATCAGTGACATCCCGGAGTACGCCCGTATGGTCAAAGATACTCTGGATGATCGTCATGCTTTGAGGGAAGCAAGGAGAAAGAATGACAATTAACGAAGCTCTCGATGATTACGAGAAAGCCGCACAAGCTTATGCGGATGCTCGCAATCTCTACAGAAATGAAAAAGCCAAGTTGACTCTGCTTATCCTCAACCCTCCGAAGGAACAACGTCCGGCGGACTGGAAGAAGCCGACAGAGAAACAGCTTGATGCTATGATCGACTCTAACCTGAAACTCCAGTTGCTCCGTGCAGACAGAGATCAAAAAGAAATCTTTGCGATCTCCTGTCGCATGGCGGCTGAGGCCGTTTTAAAGGATAATGAGTGATGAGCATAGATAACAAATCTCTTGATGCTTGGAGTTATCTTCTGAAACATCTTGTTCCAGATATAGACGAAGTTTCATTTGCTCACGATTCAAAAACCGTTAAAGTCCCGAGATGGCGCTTTTGCGGATTTGAATTTGGAACTAAAACAGAAAAACGCAATCTTGTAAGAATCACCGTATACGCTAGAAGCATACCGGTCTACGATAATAAAGATTTTCCTGAGAAATTTTTTGATTCGCTAGATGCTTGTTATGCGGTTGCGGACGTGGTTAAAACTAATATGCAAAAGATAAAGGAAAGAAAAACAATGAGAATCTTTGCTCGTAAGAAACCTGTTGTGATTGAGGCCGTACAGTTCACTGGTCTCATCGGATCCACCCATGAAGTGATTGACTTCTGTGGCAAGGATGCGTTCTTTGCTCCAGATGGTCAGCTTAAAATCCACACGCTTGAAGGCGACATGATTGTATCCATCAACGACTACGTAATTCGTGGTGTCAACGGAGAATTCTATCCGTGTCGTGCTGACATCTTCGAAAAGACGTATGAGATCTTTGACGAAAATGCTCAGGCCACTCCATCTTGCCAAGAAGACCATGATCATGAATTCATCCATGACTTCTCTTGGGCTCTCTGGCAGATGAAGCAAGGAAAGAAGATCCATCGTTCCGGCTGGAATGGTAAGGGCATGTTCGCTGTTCTCCAGAAGGGTTATCCTGATGGCATTCCGTGCAATAAGCAGACTGCTGAAGCATGGGGCCTGAAGGAAGGTGACCTGTTCCGTTGTGAACCTTACATGCAGCTAAAGATGGTCAATGGTTCTCACAGCATGTGGGTTCCGTCGGTCAATGATTGCTTGTCTAACGACTGGGCTATCGTGAAGGATTAACATGGCCAGACAGCTGGTTACAAACATTGAAACTCGCTGTGACATTTGTGGCACTCCGATATATGGTGATCCACAACCGAATAAGTCGATAGAGAGTGTGTTCCTCGATTCACATTCTTTCAATGTCGCCATAAGCATTGAGATCTTTGACTTTAATCGGAAAGTGAATGACCTATGTCCGGAGTGCTACAAAAAGTTGCTGCGAGCACTTTTAGATAAATGGGGAGGCTAAAATGTCTCAAGAACTAAGTCCTGAACAGCAAATTGTGATTGCCGTAAAGATGGACACAATGCAGAAGGTCGTGGACGGACTGCTAACAACTTCCGGTCGCGAACCTCTCATTTCGAAGCTAGAACCTAGCCAGTTGGCTGAATTTTGGGCTGTCCTGTCTAACACAGACGACCTGAAAAACTGGGTGGTTCCGCTCCAGCCCGTCCTTGGCACGCGAAACTTGACAAAACTCCAGTGGCTTAATAGACCGTTGAAGATTGCCAAGATCATAGCAAGCTCCACCGTTCTGACGGAGTCTAAATAGACAGAACATGCATACCTGTGGTTAATGAAGTGGTGCTAAAAAGGCCTATACCTTTCGGGGTATAGGTCTTTTCTTTGCGATTAGCTGTTCGGATCCAGAGTGTCCGGATCAGGATCTGTCGGTTCCGTGGGTTCCGTGGGTTCAGTCGGTTCGGTAGGTTCTTCCGGAGTCGGATCAACCGGAGTGGAAATAGCTCCTTCGAAAGTGAAAGTGCCATTGTCCAGAGCAAGACCCGGCTTTACTCGATACACCTTGCCTTCTGCCATGTTCTTGATGAGATACGCGCCGTTGGAACAGCCTTCGATGCGAACCTTTGTCTTAACTCCGTTAACGAGAGCTTCGAACTCAGGCCCGAAGACGATTTTAGGGAATTTGAATGTAGACATGATTAGTCCTTTAGTTAATGGTTAGACACCGTTTGAGTGATAGGAACATCTAAGAGTTAGTTGGTCGAACCGACCTTCCCAACTTCTATGCTGGTAAAGCCAATCTTGATCGTTCCGCTATCGTTCCAGATGGCGATCTTCACGTCACTTGCTGGGCCGATGTTACCAAAGCCGCTGTAGTAGATAGCTTTGTGGCGGGTCGGATCAAACGGGGTAGAAGCATTTCCACCAAATCTGGTAGATACAGTGTAGTACTCAGATTCAGCGATGTACGCAGCTTGCTTGACTGTTACAGTGTTGTCCGTGGCAATGACGGTCTCCGTACCTATGAACGTAATTGTGCCATAAGTTCCAGATCCAGAGTAACTGAGACCTAACTCGTAAGTTCCATCCGTCTTATATCGAGCTGCAAGATAGAAAGCGCCTGCAAAGCCTCCACCATTGAGACGATAGAAGATGTTGTTTTGTGCCATATCAGCAGTCCACAGACCGCCGGGGAAGTTCGTCTGCACATAGTTGTTCTGGTTCAAGTGCAGGTTACGACCAATGCCATCAATCTGGATTCCAGTGTAGTTGGACACACTAGTGTCTGTACGAGTCCATGTTCCGCCAGAGCTCAATCCGTACTTGTAGGCTATGACGTACCCAGATCCAGAACGCATACATTCAAATTCCATACTTCCATCAGGGTTGAACTGAGACAGTCTGAAGTACTGATGTAAGTCGTTACCTGAGCTATCGTATCTGAGAATCACTTCTCTGTTAGCTTTGACGTGAGCCAGCACATCCGCATACGAGGTACTAAGTCCAACGAATACCACGTTCTTGGTACACTTCTTGAACGTGCCGTCAGAGTCAATGTAGACACCTTCGCTAGAATCTCCCAGTCCATTAACGCCAGAGTCGAGCAATACCTTGTACGGGCCAGCTACCAAGTAGCCAGAAGGTTGCTGGTCAGAGTCCAGAAGAACGCTTACATATCCTGTCGGATCATCTGCGTCAAACTTCAAGCCAGTAAGCTCCGAAGCAGTACCTCCGTAGACTACCCTCTGGAAGTTCGGCTTATTAAGGATCTGAGCAAGTCCGCTAGAAGCCGTCCAATCTGGATTAACCTGTGTAATTACTGCGGGTTTATTCTTGATGTAGTCATCAGCGCTAGAGTCTGTCTGGTTCCAGTCCGCTTGCACGTTCACTTCTGCTCCAGCCGCTATCCCTTCTAGCTTGGTCTTGAGAGAAGCAGTGAAGTTTTCATCGGTATGCACATAGGACGCATCTTGAACAAGATTAGAAGGCTTATTCTTGATGTAGTCGTCAGCTGTGTTATCAGACTGGTTCCAATCGCTTTGGACGTTCACTTCTGCACCAGACGCAATTCCGTCAAGCTTAGTCTTAAGGGCGTCCGTGAAGTTGTTGTCGGTGTGAACATAGTCTACATCCTGAACAAGATCAGCAGGCTTGTTACGAATATACGCATCAGAAGAAGTGCTTGTTTCTGTCCAATCTGCTTGAACGTTCGCTTCTGCTCCAGCTTCAATTCCGTCTAGCTTGTTCTTGAGCGTGGTAGTAAAGTTGTTGTCCGTGTGAACGTAACTTGAGTCGAATACCAGATCAGACGGGATATTCTGCAAATCGCTCCAAGAGCCAGACAGAGCGATAGCCGCGAGTGCTGGTTTGTTCTTGATATAGTCATCAGCCGTAGTGCTCGTTTGGTTCCAGTCGGATTGGACATTGACTTCCGCTCCGGCTTGAATCCCATCGAGCTTTTCCTTATCGCTGGACGACATCAGACCATTGCTTGACTGAGTAGCCAAAACGTTCGCAGCAGCATTGATGTTCTGACGAGCTTGGCCTTTCTGAGCGTCCGTAAGAGCCTGCTCCGTGTACTTCACCGCATCGGTGGTGATATCTTCCACAGCAGCTGCCCCGATGTTGGCTCTGGCAAGAGCTTTCTCAGCGTCTGTAAAGTGCTGGGTAACGTTTGCTAGCACTTTCTTGATAGTTTCAGGAATCATTTCTGCTCCTTGTTGTTGACATTAAGTTTGATGATAAGATCCAACTGACCTTTAATGCTTGACAGATCAGCCCGAATTTCACTTATAGCTTCGGTCTTTGTTTCAAGCTTATCAGTCCGTTCACCGAGATCTTGGACTTGCATGAATAGATAACCAGCAAACAAGGCGGCAAGAATGCCAACCTTGTTACCGAATTCTTCGAGGGCTTTTAACCAGTTCATGAAGCCTCCTAGTTAGAAGCGATGCGATTAACGCCTACAACCTTGACAATGCTGCCGATGTCTTCAGCAGAATCCAAAGATACACTAGCAATTTCTGGCGTACCCGAGTTCATTCCACCAAAGCTGATACTCTTACTGTTGTCGGTCGTAATAGCAGATGCTGAAAGAGTCAGTTGCAGATAGGTAGTCCAGGTGTTTACTCCCTTCACATATGTCACTACCTGCGTTCCAAGAGTAGGATCGACCAGAACGACAGCGCTAGGCTTATTAGTGTCATACTGTAAAGTAACTCTGAGGTATTCAAAGTTAGTCGGATTTTCTGATAAAGCGGCATTAGCAGATCTAGCTCCAGAATACAGCACGATTTCTTTAGCCACCCAAGCGCCATTCTTACGGACGTATTCCTTGCCATCGGAAGGAGCTTCCTTGACATCGACAGATACACCGTTGGAGTCTACGTTTACACCGCCATTCGTAGCAGGTTTCACAGACCAAGCGATTGTGCCAGCTCCAGCAGCTGTAGTAACCGTACGAGTGATACCGTTTCCAGCGACCGCTTGAAGAACCATCTCGCGAGTTGTGGTAGTCCAAGTATTATCGTATTTCAGAGTGTAAATGAACACTTGGTCGCCCTGATTGGTAGCATTATGCGTTGGAACGCTACGTACAAACCAGAATTCGGCGTATCTGTTAGAGGTCGAAGAACTCATAGAGACAAATGCCAAATGAGCGTAGCGATAAGCTTGATTGTAAGGAACAACAGAACAGAAAACTACCGAGTTCTTTTGGTATGCTTCTAAAAAGTCATTCCAAGTAGAAGTGCCGTATGAAAGAACTACACAGTTTGCAGAACGCTCAGTGGTAGTCCAAGCGTTGCTGCTGTCAACAGAATAGATGAACACTGAGTCGGGAACTCCATTGCCAGAGCGGTAGTACTGGAATTCCACCTTGTTGCTACTATGGTATGCAAAAACACCCATTCTGGTAGCTCCAGATACAGCCACACTGCAATAAACGATCTTCTTAGCGGCGATTGCCGCAACAACATCTGCGAAAGAAGTGGTGCCGTATACTGCTTCGAACAGTTCGACAGTCGGGATAGTTGGCTTGTTCTTGATGAAGTCTACAGCAGAAGAATCGGACTGAGACCAATCACTTTGGACTTGTGCAGCTGGAATAGTCGGCTTATTCTTGATATAAGCCGGATCCGAAGAGTCCGATTCGTTCCAGTCAGCTTGTTCCTGAGCCGGAATATCACTAGCCGTAATGAATCCGCTATCGTTCGTAAGATCCGAAGTCTTCGTCGGAATAGCCGGAATATCGCTTGCAGTGATAAATCCGCTGTCGTTGGTAAGATCCGAGGTCTTAGTTGGAATGGACGGAGTATTCGCAAGATCATTGTATGATCCGCTGAATGCTACAGCTGCAAGGTCAGCGATCTTGGCGTAGTACTGTTTAAGGTTCAGACCGTCTTCATCCGCTTCTGCTCGGGCAGCATAGATCGGATTACCGTCAATCGTATTTGCAAATACTTGAGACATATTGCTCCTTAGAGGTTAAAATTGTTGAGTCGCACAAGGCGGATTGGATAGAAGTACGGAGCGAGATCGGTATCACGATAAGCAAAACCAATCTTCATCACAGGCGGAATTTCCGTTGGATCTGACGGGCCACCAGTGCTATACATCGGTGGATCCAAGATCAAACGGACTTTTCTGTTTCGATGCCCGGTAGAAGTGTTCACGCTCATTGTTGCTATACCGCGTGTAGGGATTGCTCCAAAACCGTTACCATAAAGAATTTCCTTTAGAGTTTTGTTGCATCTGACGGTACCACTTCCATAAGAATATATACCCCACCCCCATGTCGGATAAGGGCCGCTTTGAGTGCTTGGCACAACCGAATCAGAAGGGCGATAATGAACAACACTGTTGTCTCCTTCTCCATTAAACATGGAGAAAATCAACCTAGCGGTGTTTTCAGGATCTGCATCAAATATGACGCGATTTTGCACAGTTATGCCAGTGCTCGTACTACTTGGAACTTTCTCGTGTGTCACCATCGTAGGGTTCAACCTAAACTGAGAACAGTAATACTCTACCTCATTAGGGCTTCCAACGGGGTCAGGATAGTATTCATCTATAGGATGATGAGCTCCGGCAGGTTTAGCACTTGAGTACAAGCGTGTTAGATTGCCGAAGTAGTTCATCAAGTACAAATACTCTTGCGGTCTTGGAACTCTCCAACCAGTGTCCTTGATCATTTCATCAATGACTTCGATAGCTGCATCATTGTAGTATCTGCGCCCATTAATCAAAATACTGCGAGCGCTGTCTTTCCTCCAGGCGTCATGCTCGTCATCAAAGACATAAGGCGGCTCAAATCGGTCTATCCACCAGCCATCAGGCCTTCCATGACCTTCAGACAGAGCTTTACGAGTAAGTACACCTCCATTTGTGTGGATCACTTCGCAAGTTTTGTCGTCGTCGGAAAGGCTGTCCCACTCATTATCCCGTGAATTGCCATTAGAGTCATTTCCAAGAGGAAGATTGAGGTTTTCGACCATCCACTCCTGACGATAAACTGTACTATCTTGGCCCTGACCGCTATAGATCCTGATAGGAACCTTTAGCGTTTCATAGCTGGTTCCGTCAAAAGAGACGGAACCACGATAATTCACCGTAAGGAGTTTGCCATTATGCTGTAACCATTTGGCGTTTTTGTACAGAACGCCTTGAGTGTTTTCAGACATGAAGCCTCCTAGAGAGTGATTGTACCAATTACAGGGATAGACGGTTTATTCTTGATGTAGTCCACAGCCGAAGAGTCAGATTGGCTCCAGTCAGCCTGAACTTGAGAGGACGACTGAGGACTTACCCAAACTAGATTGCCGCTAGAGTCTACGGAAAGAATCTTAGTGCTTTCAGCCGAGGTGTGAGCCGGAACAGCCGTTGAGTTGATGAACAGCGTGCCGTTCACTTCGGTAAGAGTAATATCCGTTCCAGCTGCCACCGGACTCTGGCTAGGTTTGTTCTTGATGTACTCTAAGGAATCAGAATCAATCTGATCCCAGTCAGATCTTGCAAGATACTCGTTATGAACCTGCCAAACACCGTCTGTATCAGGATACGGGCTGCCGCTCAATCCTCCCAGGCTGATCACATAAAGGAAATTCTCACCTGCCGCGTCAGAAGACTCTTCAACAGGAGCTCTGGCAAAAGCGTAGCAATAGCCTAATCCACCTGCTTCTGTGCGCTGGTAGATCATTTGGAAGACGTGGCTTCCTACCCTGAGAACTGGGATAGATCCATCATCGATAGCAGTTTGAATGTCAGTCGCAGTGCTAGCAATTGTAAGAACCACTGTACCCGGCTGGCTTTCGTAGATATCTGTATAAGTCGTGCTCCATGCAGTTCCGTTCCATTTGTATTCTACAGCTTGAAGCGTCTTACCGTCCTGAGAAGGCTGGATATCACGGAAGCTGTACACACCGCTTACGAGAGAGTAGAGTGGAAGCCACTTAAGCGGAGCAGAAGAGCCGATCTTCATGAAGATAGTCTTGCCATCTTGGAAGTACGTCTGCATCTTGCCAGTAGTATCACTTCCGATAACACCATAGGTGACCGTAAGGACTTCATCTACGTTGGCATGAACCACCCTAGAAGAAGAAGACCATACAGTCTGTCCGTTCTGGGTAGTGACTCTGTACGTATACTGAGCAATGTAAGTTTCAGAGTATTCCAAAACGTAAATGTAACAGCCAAATCCGTTGAGATAATAGAAAGCCTTAGGGACTACCGGAGCCACTCCCGTTGCAGCTGCGTTTGCTCTAAATAAGATCTGCTGGTTGGCATCAATCGCAGCCTTCACGTCAGCATAAGGGGTCACATCGTAAGTAACCAAGAACGTCGGATCATAGATCGTAGGCTTGTTCTTGATGTAGTCATCAGCGGAAGAATCGCTCTGACTCCAGTCAGCTTGCACGTTGACTTCAGCTCCGGCTTCGATACCATCGAGCTTAGATTTGTCAGCGTTCGTGAAGTTGTTGTCGGTATGGACGTAGTTCGGATCCTGCACAAGATTTTCAGGCTTGTTAAGAATCTCCGCGTCACCACTGGTAGCGTTCCAGTCAGCATTGACGTTCTTTTCTGCTCCAGCTTCAACGCCAGCGAGCTTATCCTTCTCGGCGGTCGTGAAATTGTTATCAGTGTGAACGTAGTTAGCGTCTTGGACAAGGTTTTCCGGCTTGTTCTTGATGTAGTCGTCTGCGGAAGTATCAGTCTGATTCCAATCGGCTTGGACATTAGCTTCGGCTCCAGCCTGAATTCCGGCTAGCTTATCCTTCTCAGCGGAGGTGAAGTTCTCGTCAGTGTGGACGTAGTTGGGATCTTCCACCAAGTCTGTCGGCACATCTTCAAGATCGTTCCAAGAGCCGGAAGTAGCAATGGGAGCGAGGTCAGCAGAGTTTGCCTTAGTGTTTAAAGCTGCAGTAACTACTCGGTTCTGAACGGGGTTGTCGCTGTCCAAAGAAAGCTCATCATCGACTACGATGCTTCCGTTACCTGCAAGGATGGTGTTGTTGATGCTGTGCAGCCAGAGGACTGCATTGGTCACGCTGAAGCCAGACGGCAGAGTCGGAACCAGATAGTACTTCAGGTCTTCTTCAGTAGCCGCACCATCCCAAGAGATTTCTGCGATCTGGTTGCGCTTAGAACCGTCAAGTTCGAATTCAGGCTGGAAAGAGCTTCCATCGTTGTCGGCAGTGATGTAACCAGTGTAGTAGTTTTCGCTGTAGGTCTCATTGGAGATTTCCATGCGGAGTGTGAAGTGGTAGATTCTTTCGGCTTCTAGCTGAAGATATCCACCCACAACATCAACGCTGCCAGACTTCTTAGTCCAAGGGCCGATGCCGTGGTCGCCAGTGTTGGTAGCCACAAGCTTACCCCAGTCGATGTTAAAGCTCTTCAAGAAGTCGCTAATGGTAGTGGACTTCCAGTTCTCCGGGTCTTCATCCGGAGGTACATTGGTGTTGACGTTCGTGATGTGGTAGTAGAGCTTCTTGTTGTGCCAGCGCAGAACGCCCTGCGGAGTGCTCTGGCTCGGAGTCCAATCATTCGGAGCAATAGCTTGAGCGATCCAAAGGTCTTCGTCTACGGAGATACCGTAGATCTGCGTGCCATCTTCCAGAGTCCGTGCAACCCTAGTGTGGACGTTGTTGGATTCAGGAACAATACCACGAACCAGATTATCCGTAGTAAAGCCACCTTCGCCAATGTAGTTCACGTTCAGACGAGAGTAAGCCAGATTGCCAAGGTAGTTGTACACGTACATGTCCAAGAAAACATCCTTCGGGACAATGGCCACTGCACGGCCTTGGGAGTTAAGCGGAATTCTGAAGGGGTTGAAAGAACCGCTCCAATCTGCGTAGGTGATGTACCTTTCGCTTGTGCCGTGCTTGTAGAATTCTACAAAGCCAGCAGAGTATGGCTTGCCGTTCTCGTCATTAAACTGGGCAGAGGGAGGTATGATGTAAGCATACTCTTCAGTGTTTAAGATCGCCATGAAAAACCTCTTTGAATTATCAATGAATAAGTTGAAGGTCTATAGGAAGGTTATTCCTATAGACCTAAAAGTTAGGAGATGACGCGCACGTCTGTAAGCGACACTTGCAGCACAAGATCTTCGGACGCATCGGGAACCGGAACACCAGAAGCCGAATTGGCAGAAGGGTTGCTAGTGCTGAACGGAGGAAGACTCAGATCCGCCGGAATACCAACGCTGTTGGCATTGATGTTGGGCGTAAGGGTCTTGTTATTTTCTTGCCCTTCCCTCTTCTGGATGCTCACAGACAACGCTATATACTTGCTAATAAAGTCGTTGTTAGAGAAGCAGAAGATGTTGAAGTCTTCGATCGTCAGACCAACAAGCCTTGACTTTCTGGCGTACGTGTTCGTGTCATCGCTCTGCGAGTAAGTAGGAACAGAAATCACGCCACCATTCGGAAGAACCGTGGTAGAATAACCGGTGATCACCGGAATACCGCCCATGTGGAAGATGTTCTCAGGGTCAGTGTATTCTATGTACAAGGTCGAAGGCGGAGTGGATCCATCGTTGTGCCACATCGGAACATTCTTAAGCACGGTCGTGTAAGAATCCTGCTGAAGAACATTCGGGCCATCGTTGTTGCGGTAAGAGTACGAGTGGCCGCTATCAGCCATTGTTCCTGGCACCCAAGAGATGAAGTTCGTTCCATCTCTGGAATTCGTGATAGCATTTCCAACGAAGACAGAATTCACAACAGTTATCAGCAGTTGAGCAGAAGACTGTGCAATTCTAAGCTTTGCAGAATTCAGCACGTTGTCCGAGAATGTAATAGATACATAGCCGTTGGCAGGACTAGAATAGACCGTCACGTTAGAATAAGCACCTTGGCTGTTCATGTCAAACGTACATCCGGTGATAACAGCATTGTACGGAACCTGCAAGAAATATCCGTTGAAGATGCTATCGCGGATTATACAGCTGTTTCCGTGGAAAGCAGGCAAGGAGCTTCCAGTTGCGAAGGTGCTAATAAAGCTCGAGCTCTTGATGTACACATTGCCAGTGATGTTGTACGGCAAAGACCCAGTAATGTAGGAGTCTTCCACCGAGACGTCAGTCCATGCAGCAGCCGGATTGGTGTACACAGATCCCTTGATGTTTCGTAGTGTTACAGTTCCGGTCAGGTGAAGGTTAGAAATTTCACCATTCAAGAACGTGCAGCTGTCGTAACGATCATTGACCGAGGCATTGTACGTACGCCCATCCAAGTTGAACGTTCTAACGCCATTCAAGTACTGGAAGATACAGAAGTTCTCCACGTACAAGAAGTCGTCAAGGTACATCGTGCAGTTGGCAGCAATGTCCACGTTGGTTGTGCTCAACTTGTGGTTGGAACTTGTCAGCGCCCACCAAGAGTCCTTGATTTCGGTCATGTACTGGAAGCTGATAGGAGCATCCAGCGAGATTCGGCCAGGGCTTTCAAAGTCAATGATCCTAGAGAACGTGATGCGACCTGCCGGATTGAAGTTCGGCTGTTCGATGTACACGCGCTGAAGATCGGAAATAGAGAACGGAGACCTGATGATCTGCGAGTCGATGATAAGCTCTTCAGTCGGTTTCAGCGAAACGTCATTCTGGTTCCAATCAGCTAGCCAGCTCGACCTTGCGCTCTTCACATTCAGGCGAAGCTTACCAGTGTTGTATTCGTTCCTTTCAAGGAAGCCAGCTGCACCACCCTCAATTTTGCCGACAGTCAGCTCGGAAATCGTGCCAGACTTTCCAGACAGCACAGTGCCGTTGTCAACATACAAGGTTCCAGCAATCAAGTGATCGCCACCGTTGAAGGCATAATACCCACGGTTGTAGACCTTAGGCATGTAGACAGAAATACCCTTGGTGTTTGCGAATGAGAAGGCGTTGCGGAACTGGCTATCATAGCCTTCAGTACTTGCAGCAGTTTCAGCCGGGAACACACCGAAGATACGGATATCCAAGATCTGCGGAGTGATCAAGCGCCAAATATGCGTAGGATCCGAGCGGATAATCGAGCCGCCGTCTGGAGTAGCGATGGAGTTAAGCTCAAGATGGTAGAAAGCCGGAGGCATATCACCAATCTCGTAGTAACCAAGAACCATCACATATTCTTTGTCGTACTGCGTATAGTCCGTAAGGTCTTCCGTAGTTCCGACTACAACCATGTGATCATTGCTGTTGATTTCGGGAATGTACTCCTGATTGATGTTGTCAAAGGAGCGAACTTCACTCCAAGCTGAAACATCATCAGGGTTTTCAGACATATCACCACCACCGATATACTTTTCCAAGACTACAGTCACATCTTCAGGCGGCAGGAAGACCTGCTGAGAAGTGCGGCCGTAAGCATCGGAAAGGATAGGGTTATCAATCGGAGTGCCACTCTCGTCAGTGATTTCTACCTTTTCGGTGGTATGGAGCTTATAGAAGGTAAACCTACCATAGAAGGTTTTATCTTCCACGGTATAGTTGTCCCAGTTGTCAAAGTTTCTCATGCTTATTTGCCTCTCATGTTGTTCACATAGTACTTGTAGGCTCTCCACATCGGATCGGCTTCGTTCTCGTGAGGTGCAAAGCCTAATTCCCACATGCGAATCATGTCAGGATCCTTGAGAATTTCTACTTCTTCTTCAGGAAGCTGCCAATAGTCAAGAGCTTCTACGTCTTCCTGACTAATTCCCGGCAGAGCAGCGACCAAACTAGAACCGAACTTCTGCTGGCCTAGCTTGTTTCCGGTATAGACCTTAGCCATCTGAGCACCGAGACCAGCTTTAGCACCTGCTCTTAGTTTCTGAACGGTCGGTTCAGCAGCCTTTTCCTGAATCTTCTTATCTACATCCAAGACACGACCAGGATAGTTCCTGTCGAAGGTCTTTCCGCTCTTTGTAGCAATCTCTTCAAGCTCGTTAAGCTCTGCTTCGCGAAGTGCCTTGAAGCTTCTGTTAGACGGGCCAGTAGGAATGGTAATCTGCGGATTTTCAGAGAGAACTCCAGTAGGATCAAAGTCTTCCTTGATGTAAATGAGGTTGCCTTTTTCATCAAGACCCAATTTGCTATCAAGTCCAGCGTCTTCCAAGGCTTTCGTCTCGGAAATCCTGTTAGGGTTCTGCCTAGAGTATTCAGATTCATAAGCAGCCGAAATACCTGGACGATCTTCGATCTCCATGTTTTTCTTGATAGCTTCTATCTTTGCCTTCTGCTCAGGGGCAAGACCTTTTTCCCAATCGGCGATAGCAGCACTCTGCTTTCCGCTTTTCTGGTACTTTCTCACAGCTTCTTCGATCTGGTTAAGAATGTCTGCATCCTTTTCGAGAGAAGCTGTAACAGTCTTTCCGGAGGTTGGCCCAGTAGATCCAAGACGACCAGCAACTTTTGCAATTTTAGCCTCTACATAAGGATCCGTAAAGCCGAACTGATTTGCGATGTCAGCAGCTTTGTTGCCCCATAGACCAGACTTTCGTCCAACGCCAGACAGCATAGATCCGGCTGTGAAAGGAGTAGCAAAGTTGATGGCTGCACCTTCTGCTACATCTTTTGGATTAAATTCCGAACGATTCTGGTTCTCTTCAGGCGTATAAGCTGCTGCGTCTGCGAATTCCATAGCAGCTGGTGCAGCACCTGCCTGAAGAACGCCAACGCCGAAGTTCATCAAGCCTGGATGATCACCTGCGTAGGATAGAGTAGATTTGCCTATTTTCTCTAAGAAGCTATTTATTTTATTTAATTTAGGATATGCTTTCAGAGCTTTTCCAGATGTATTATAAAGTCCATGGACAATCGGAAGAGCCTTCGTAGCAATGGTAGGAACGCCCAAAGCGATACGACCATAAGGAAGCATCTGCAAAACGTTCTCAGCCACATCAAGGCCTACATCTTTGCCAGAAAAGTCGTCAGTGCTCCGCAGAGACTCAACGGTTCTGGGAGCTACGAACGACAAAGCCGAATAACCGGGCGAGCTATACTTCTTTTCACGGTCAATACGGCTCTGTTCGGTCTGAAGCCACTTCACAAGCTGTTTCGGATCGATGTTTTGTTCTTCCAAGTAGTATCTCTTAAGATCCTCTGCCATTTTTTCGGGATCATCGGAAGTAAACCGCCTCTTCCAGCTAGGAAGTTTGGTTTCCTTGTCCTCCTTGAACATTTCTTCAGGGCTATTGAATTCCAAGAGCTGAGCAACTTGATTAGGCTTCCAGCTCCATGTCTCACCGTAGATAGCTTTTTGCAGATCCTTAGCCCAACTCGGATTGTTACGAAGGGCTAATGCAAAAGCATCACGGTCTCTGGCCAACATCCCTCCAAGAAGGGAGAGATGGAAGTCTTTTCCGGGAGAAGCATCAGCAGCTGTCACGTAGTCCACGATTCGGTTAAGAACTTGCTGTTCTAGTTCGTTCTCGAAGGACGCATTTGCCGCCCAAACCGCAAAATCTTCAAACGTCATTTCGCTTTCTCCTTATAGTCAATAGTCCATCCACCACTTTTGCCTTTAACTAGGCTGAAAATGAAACCAGGATGATCTTTTTCAAAGGTTTTCTTCTGATCTGTGGCAGTCTTATAGTCTTTTGCGGCTTTATTGAACTCAGCAACAGCATTGCTGACAGCATTACGTTCTGCTTGAGCAATTTTGGCATCGGCTGCTCTCTGTTTGCCCTCTTCGATGCCAGATTGTACAGCCAATCTCGCTTCGTTGATAGCAAGATTAACAGCTTCCAGCTCTTCGGGCATTTCCGAGTAGAGATCTTCCATAGTTAGACCAGCAATTTCAGCCTTTTCCTTAACATCCTGAAGCTGCTTGATCAAATCGTTGCCAGCTTCAATCTGCTTGCTAGGATCACCCTTAACTGCGTTGTACGTCTTAAGAAGTTCAGACAAAACGTTGCGAGAGAAGCGCGCAGATCTTGCGTTGGCTTCTTTCTGCTCAGCCTTTGTCTGGTCTTTAGCTTCTTTGGCCAGCTTGTAGTTCGCATCACGGTTAAGCTTGTTCTCATTTGCATTGAAATCACGTTGTGCTTCAGCTTCAGAGACATTAGTAACGCGCTGAAGGATACTAGACAGATCACTCATGTCGCCAGTGTGAATGTACTTGTCCTTGGCCATTTCCCACAGCGGATCACCAGACATCTCAAGAGCTTTGAGCTTTTCTTGATAGGAGATTTCAACCTTAAGCTCCTGAATACGAGCGTTCACTTCATCCAAGCGAGTATAGAGCTGCTGGATGCGTTCTTGCTTTACAGGGTCAGAGTTGGAGTTGACCGTATCACGCCCAAGAGCAAAAGCATTATAACCTGCACGATCGCCATAGGCATCACCCAAACCGCTAATGCCTTCCTGAGTCTTGTAGAACTCCTGCTGCGGATCAAAGCTGTTAGGAGGGATAGGACGCTCTTCGACTCCAAAGTCGAAGTTAGGCGTCCAAGGCTCATGCAGCTCACGCTTGCCAGTAGCCTTAACCGAGTCAGCAAGGCCAGATTTCATTCCGTAATTAGGCATTATGCCCTCCCTTCAAAAGCGGTATAGTCAAATTCTTCAGCTGCTTTGTCGTTCGGCTCCACCGGGAAAGGCCCAAAGCCTTCTCCGGCAGATTTAAACGGCTCAGTGTCTGTCATACCATAGGTCTGGTCTTCGTTCTGGATAGTACGAATCTGATTCTCGATGGTGACCTTTTCCTGCTCAAGATCTGCGAGTTCGGCCTTAAGCTTTTCCAGATATTCATCACCCTTGTAAGTCAGACCCTTACGGCGCACGTATCCGTACACCTGACCGCCAGCTTTAGCAAGACCTTCGATGCCTTCCTTCATTTGGCGATCACGACGATCCCTATCAGCACGATAGGCAGGGCCGATGGCGAGCAAAGATCCAAGAACGTCTACTGCGTTAGATTGATAAGCCATAGATCCTCCTTACAGCTGAGCCTGAGTCAAAGCAAATTGAGCCTTGCCCTGAGCCTGATCACGTTTGATACCTGCCTGACTGTCAACGAGGTCGCTCTGGAACTGCAAGAACTCATCGCCAAGATCCTTCTGCTGGCCAATACCGTACTGGTCTGCCTTGAGAATAGTGTCGAGGGTCTTATTTATGTTGTCCAGATAGCCAGACCATTCACTGTAGGCTTGACCACGATTTTGCTGGAATGCGTTCAGGCCAGTGTTGTACAGGTCATTGTATTCCTTGGCAGTGTTTTCGGCAATAGCCTTAGCCGCACCCGTAGAACGCCCAAGACCTGCTCCAGCTGCGGAGTGCTGGACTTTAGCGTTAGAAGCGTCAATCACGTTGCCCATGTAGGGGTTGACAAAGTCCATGACTTCATCTTCGTTTTCACCAAGGTTGAACTTCATCGCAGAAGCGTTGATCTTGCCGTTGGCATCGAGAATACCGGCTTCTTTAAAGCGGTTAGCAGCGTTCTGATCCCAGCTGTTGATCTTCTTAGCAGCTTCCTGCATAGCGATATCAGCACTTGAGACCTTATTGCCGTTCTCGTCATACGTCCATCCGCCCGGAGTGTAATTCTTAGCGAATTCGTTATACAAAGCCTCGATATTGTTGTAGTCGATTTCGAGGTCGTCTGCGGCTTGCTGAAGAATCTCGATACGACGCTGCATATCTTCTTCTTCAGCAGCAGACTGGAACCAGCCAGAAAGCATACCAAAGATACCACCAGCAGCAGTGGCATAAGGATTTCCGCCAGAAGCCGCAGCAGCAGCAGAAGCACCCTGACCAGCTCCACTGATCATGTTGGAGCCATAGTTGTAAGAGCTATAAGCCATTTTCGTCTCCTATTGTAAACGTAGCTTGAATTTGTTCATTCGCCTGTAACGGCATAGAAATTGGGTCGTTCTTCAAAACCAAGACTGCTCTACAGCCGGAAGGGCCAAGAACAGTCATCCAAAACGCAGGGTGAGCAGGAAGTTCCATCTCCACTCTGGTTGGCTCAGTTACGATGCTGCTTGTAAGGATCGCATGACCTTTCACGATCGTAAGCTGCAAGTATTCATCCCACTTTCGCGCCCAAACGCCTTTAAGAGCATCTGGCGCAAACTGCTGGAAGTTAAACTCATGAAGCTTAACTCCCTGCAGGGATGAGTGAGTTCTGTTTCTCTGTTGTCTCATGTCGCCTCTAAATCATTGCAGCTTGCTCCACTTGGAGTTTGGAGTTCAAGATGCAGAAGTTCATAGGATCGCTACAAGTGATCTCGAGAGTGAGCATAGAGCCGTAGCCCAACGTCCACCACTCAGAAATCCAGTCATACCGACCTTGGGTTCCGATGAGACCGACTTCCTGATCGCTCCAAGTACTTCCATCCCACGACCAACGTAGAGTGATCTTAGGATTCAAGTCAGGAACAGGAACGTCGCCGTTATTGCAAATAAGCTTCAGGTCATTACAGTAGAACGGAGAGTAGTCCATCAGCATCACACCGCTGCGACGCCTGCGAACGATCTGAAGACCGTCATATTCAGTCCACTTGTCTTTGTCCAAGTAGATGAGCTTGTTGTCATCGAGCAGACCGAAGAAGTACTTGTCATACGCAAAGATGGCGTACTGAGGTCTCCAAAGACCTTCTTGCTGCGGCATGTCAGAGTCGTACGAAGCACGCACAGCCCAAGTCTTCTCCATCACGTCATAGACTAACGTACGCTTGTCCGTCCTGAACGTGATAGCATAGAACAAGTGATGGTTCTCCTGCCAAGTCTGAGCGATAGCATCCTTGGGATTCTTCATCGCCAAGATCTCACGCTCGATGTCCGGAGTACTTACACGCTGTGCGCTAGCGCCTGTAGCCATGTAAACTCCACCTTCGCCAATGTCGCTAGATCCGAGCCAGAAGACGTTTTGGCCAATGGCCACCACACTTCGATAAGCCTTAATGCCAACAGCGTTTGCCGCAGTATCAGGACTCTGGAAGGGGAACTTCACGTCATCGTGGTACGAGAATACCTGGAAGCTCCTATCACCAAAAGTGTAGATATACGAGCCAGCACTAATCAAAGCGCGACAAGAATCAGCGCACCACTCGCTGTAGACCCTAAATCCTTGCGGCAGTCCTTCGAGAGTGTAAGCGGGGATAGACCCTTCCGCAGGGATCTCGTGATCTTCGGTCATGAAGATGTCGTCGCCCCACCTGTCGTCTTCAAAAGGATATTGACAGCTTAGAACGAATGCGTCCGTACCTGCATCGAGTACAGCAAGATATCCGTATGCGTAGGCAACGTGGCTTGGTCTGATAAACTCGGTCGTGCTAGCCTCGGTGTACGGAAGCTTAATAGACTTCCAGTTCGCAGCTTGCAAGGTCGGAAGCAATGTCACGTCAACTGCAAAAACCTGTGCGCCGTCAGCAACAATAAGGTGCGGATGCGCATCGCCATAACCGTTGGTTTCAGTCATGGAGACAGGTTCGCTATAAGCGTTGGAAACACGTCCAACTTCTCGGTATTCAAGTCCGTGTACTCCTTCGAAGATCACATAGCAGTGATTGCCCCACACGCCGTAAAGCACTGGGCCACCTGTATGACCTCTGGAAACACGATACATTCCTCGGCACTTTCCTTCAGGAAGCTCAAGGGCTACAGAAGTTCCATAGATCGAGCGCAAGATGGCCGGACTGGAAGCTTCTTTGCCCTGAGATTCCATGTACATATTGACCGAAGCGGCTTTACAGACTCGGTCAATATTGGAATTCTGGTAGCCGCCGACAATGTTGTTAAACACTTTCGCTTGGGCCATAATTACCTCGGATAGAGAAAGGATCCAGAAAGCAACTGTTCAGGAGTGCAAAGACTATTGCCAACGACAGGTTCTCTAGTGACGAACTTGTTAGCACGTGTAGGAGTCTTGATGCTGTTTTCGATGTCTCGCATAGTAGTCTTGAGACGTTCCGTGTGTTCCGGACTCAGGCGCGGGAACTCGCAAGCCAGAGCGTAAGTCAGAGCCGCAATGAACAGCTCCTTGTAGACATCAGGGATACGCATCACGCTGTCAAGATTAAATTCGTATTTGACGTTGTAGACTGCAATAAGCCTTCCACTGCGAGCCATCGCGATGAACCTAGGCTTGAACCTGATTTCAATCTTGGTGTCGCTGATCTCTTGGCAGGTGTAGACGTAATCGCCATAAGCGCCATTGTTGAAGTCCTCATAGCTGACGAACTGGACAGGAACAGCGGTGTTAGCATATTCGTTCTGGCTGCAATCCCAGTAGACTTCCTTAATGCTTTCCACGTTGTCTGCGTGAACCTGAATCCAGTCGTTCGGAAGATCGTTGTCAATCTCGCCGATGCGCATGATAGGCTGAAGACCACCGGGAACAATGCGTTCCACAGCTCCGTTCAAGTGGGCCATAGCAGCTTTCTGACTAGGATAAGTCGTGCACTGCCATTCAGCAACTCCGGGGCCAATATTAGTCATCGTCCAAACTTCGCAGTCTTTGTTCCAAGCTCTTGCACGATCCCATGCGCCAGCAGACGGGAACGGAGGAGTTACGCCGGTTTCAGTGAACCAGAAATCAACCCCTTCAACGTAACCGTTGCCAAGGATATACTGGTCTTCTTGAATGACCGTTTCAGTGAGATCTACTTCCCGACGAAGGAATTGTAGCAGGTTATGCTTGCTGTAGTCAGAAGCAATACCGAGCAGAAGTCTATAAGCGCTTTCAACCATATTACCAGGAGCAGGTTGACGCCTAGAGACAAGACTAGACCTGGCCAGGGCCTCAGTGATGACGTCTCGAATTGTAAACATGTTTACTCCTTTATATCAATGAATAAGTTGATAGAAATGCCATAGCCCGAAGACTATGGCATTTACTATGCTTTGGATTACAAGCTTAAGCCTGCGGATCGTACTTGAAGTAGATGTTGGACACACCACGCGGTTCGATCGTACCGAACATGGCAACCACATCCCAACGAGTCGTGTTGGTGAGGGTGTTGTTGTTCACCACACGGTTTTCATGAACCTTGACGCTCTTGCCGTCCTTCGTTTCCACAGAGCCGAGCTTGGATTCAGCGTTGTTGGAATCGAGCTTGTCGAGAGTGCAGAATTCATAGGTACCGTCAAGACGAACCTGACCCATGAAGTACTTGCCCTTTTCGAGGGTGGTAGCAGTCTTGTTCTGGAAGTCACCAGCAACGAGCACACCGCCGTTTTCCGTACACATGAGACGAGCACCCTGACCGGAAGTGGTCGTGACACCATTTGCAGTGACGGAAGTACCGAAGACGTTGGTGAGGTCGCCAACGATCTTGCCGCCGACATCAACCGTAGCAGCACCGTTAGCAACCGTAGCATCCTTGGCAAGGATGAAGGCGTAGAGTTCAGCAGTCGGATCGCCATTGAGGTCGCAAGCGTACACGCCGTCCACGAAGATCGGAGTGCCAGCCGGAATGACCTTGCCGTTGTCAGCGGCAGCGAACACGAGGTCGAGCTGGAGCTGGCCAGCGGTGACCTTGATAGCCGTAGCGGTGTTAGCAGTCTTGAGGCTGGCCGCAGTCACTTCAGGCATGTTGATCACCGGGAAGAAGCGCTGAGAGCGGTATTCAACTTCATCGAAGGTACCGAGGAGACCCTGCTTGTAGAAGGTATCCGGAGTGCCAACGGGCTGGAACTGCTGACCGTTTGCACGGAGAATAGCCTGAATCTTCGGGTCAACAAAGCCGTACATCTTTTCCATAGAGATGGAAGAAAGGTGAGCAGCAACTTCAGAGAGCGGCTGGAAGCCCGTGCCGACGATAGCGGTTGTAGCGTTGTAGACAGCTTCCTTCACAGCCTTGGAGATGACCTTGTTAGCCATCTTGCCGCCGTTCGGGGTAGCAACTTCAGCATCCCAATTCATGTCCGTCACCGGTTCGATGAGGTTGGTGTCCTGGAACTGAGCGAAGTCGCGGAGCTTCATCTTCACTTCACGTTCGACGATGTTGTTCTTCAGGTTGGTGCCGTCCACGATCGCCACGCCATTAGCGTTAGACGACGGAGCAGCGGAGCCACCAGCTGCAACGATTTCTTCGCCATCGTACACCGGAGCGGCATCACGAATCACGAAGGTGTATTCCTGACCAGCGCGGCGACCCTGCATCTGATCCTTGAAGTGTTCCTTGGCACCAGCAGTGATAAAGCCAGCAGCAACGAGGAAACGGAGAGCCACCAAGTCGGTGAGCTTGTTAGTTTGGATGGTATTAGCCATTTTGTTACCTGGGCGTTTGCCCGATTAAGAGTGAGTCTTCAAATAATTTTCCCAGTAGTTCGCATCACGTACGGGATCCTGATTAGATCCACCGCCCGGATTGACTTGCGAGCCAGTGCTAGGAAGCTTATTCTTAGGTGGTGTTGACGGTTGCTTCGGAGTAGAAGTCTGCTTCAAGCGTCGATCAAGCATGATACGATTCTTGAGCGATTCCAAAGCCATAGCCTTAGAAACCGGATTGCGCTTCTCAATGACAGCCCTAAGTTCTTTAGGAGTAGTCATCAGCGTACGAACCATCAAAGGACTAATGTCGCAGTCATCGAGGTACTGCAAGATAGCGTTTTCGGGGTCATACTGCTGTAAGAAGGCAACGAACTTCTCACGTCCGTTGTTCATCAACGTATTGTAATGGTTCTTTTCCGCTTCATCAGGGAAGCAAGAGTTGACTCGTTCCTGATAAATGCGATTGGCGTTCTCGGCTTCCAGCTCATCCTGTTCGTCCTGCATAGCCTTCTGCTGGTTCTGCAAAGCGAGCATCTGATTCTGGAGGTTGCTCTTAGCGAGCTTAAGATCCATAAGCTTTTCGGGATCGTCCTTCAGAGTCTGCGTGTTAACGCTCGAGAACTTCAGGAGCTGTTCCTTCATCTTGTCCATCTCAGCTTGCATCTGAGCGACTTTCTTCTTGTACTTGTCCTTTTGACGAATGAAAGCCTGATTAGCCTTCATCTTCTCAAGGTCGGTATCTTTAGCGTTCGGGTACGGCAGACGGTTGTCCTTCTTACCCTCGAGAAAGCCAGGTTTACCCTTAGAATCTTTACCAGTGTCAGTCTGCTGGGTTGCAGTCCCTGCATCTTCTCCCGGTTTGTCATCCTTAGGCGTCTCCAAAGAAGCACCACTTCCACCCTGATCGGGCTGTTGGTCTTCGTGCGGTTTATCGTCTGTGGCAGGCGGAGTATCTGTTCCAGACGGGTTGGGATTGGTTTCAGTCTCTGACGGTTGCGAAGCGTCTTCGATAGACACCTCCCCATCCAAGTATTTGCGGGCGAATTCTGCGTCCATGATAACCTCTATATTTTTGTGTGGCCCTAGAGTAGAGCCGGTTCATATTAAAGTTCTTAAACTACTTCCCGCTTTTTATCGCTTTGAGTAGTTTACCAAGTCCTTGGATGCCCAGCATGGTAATTGCCGAGCCGTTCATCTGAGTAGTCGGGCCTCTCAAACCAGTGGAAGGAGCTGGAGCCGCTGAGATACCGCTTCGAGATCCGGTAAGAACCATAGGCGTAGGGCCAGAGCGAGCGCCACTTCTCGGAGTAACAGAAACCGGAATGTTGCTTCTTCCAAGCTTCACGAACTTGTTGTACGCAGCACCGATTGAATTACTATTTAATATGTCGCCAGCCGTGTTCGGATCCAGCGCATAGCTATAGCTCCGCCCGTTCTTCATCGTGAAAGTGACCATGTTTAAACCGGGGCTCACGTTCATCGCTTGAACGAAGGAAGAGCTAGGAGTACTTCCACCGAACCGAGGTTCAGCATCCGTATCCCAGTAACGCGGAGAGAGCTTTTCTTCTTCACGCCCAAGCTGCTCAGCGATTTCCTTTGGAATCCCCGGCACGCTTTTGTAGCGATCAAGAAGAGCACGATGTTCTTCAGGCGTTTGACGATAGTTGGTTTCGCCGAAGCGTTCAGCCGTATTCGAACCGATCTGTTCGTTTCTGCGGCTGTTCGCGTTCATGTTCGGTGAACCACCTCCAAGACTAATATGGAAGAGTGGCATTGGATTCCTCCTTGTTAAGAGCATCTAAAGCTTTTGCAGCAGCGTCCTTGCGGATCTTGTCAGCTTCCAGAGCGAGTCTTTCGCCTTCGAGCATGGTCTTGTCAGCATCGGTCTTAGCTTTGTTGTCGATCTGAATGCCTTGAGCCATGACCTTGGCTTCTTCAAGACGCACCTTGTTCTGTTCGGAGATCTGGAACTTCTTCCAATCAAGCTCCTGCTGACCCTTCATGTTAAGGATCTGAAGGTTCATAGCGTCAAGCTGTTTCTTGAGCTCCAGGTTCTCCTGCTTGGACTTGGAAAGCTCCTGCACAGTCTGGTCAAGAGCGTTCTTCATGCCGTTCAGGATGTGCACCGCATTCGGATCCATGTCCGTATCGCTAACAAGCTTCGTGTTCGGATCCATGTTGGCCACGATGTCCTTAGCCAAGTCAGCCGCCATAGTATCATCCAGCGTATCCGCCATGTACTTGGCCACGATAGGCTTCATATTCTCCGGCAGCAGCGTGTTGAGCATGGTAAGTTCTTGACGCTTCTTCGCGTTACGCGTAATCACGTCAGGGCCATTCTGAAGGCTGAAGTCAGTCATCTCCGCGTCAAAGCCATAAAGCTCGATGAGAATTCGACCGACAGTGCGGATAGCTTCATAAGCGCTTGTATAGAAGCAGCTCACGTTGGACTGGCTGTTAGTCTGTTGCACCAAGACTTCAGTAGCCGTTTTGTCCTGAAGGTTCAGCCCGTTGATTCCGGTGATAGGAATGCCAAGCACATTGGACATCAGCGTAGTGCACTGACTGATAGTATTTACAAGATCCGCTGTTTCAAAGCTTTCCTTGATAGGCGTAGGAGCAACCGTACCGTTATACAGATACAGCAAGCTTTCCTTCGAGCCAGCAATCTGGTAATACTTCTCCAGCCCTTCAATGGCTCCCACAGGCATGAGGAAGTTGCCCTTCGGACTGCGGTTCATACGTTCCATCAAAGTGCTATAACCGATGTTCGCACCAAGCTGAAGGCTCCAAGTAGCTCTCACCACTCCGATGTAGTCAGTCTTGTGCGATTCGTCCTTCACCTTGTATCCGGTCATACGCACGATCGGGATGGTGGTGTACGGCATCTTCTTATGCTTGATAACCTTCAAGCCGCAGATCTGAGCGAACACAACCTTTCCGTCGGTGTCCTTGTAGTAGAAGTTGACAAGCTGCACTTGGTTTTCCTTAGCCGCCCACTGACTTCCAATGTCACACATCGGCGGAAGCGTACTCGGGAAGCTCATGCCAACCACATCCTCGCCGTACAAGCGCTTAGCCTTTTCCAGCCCGATGTAGTTCACGATAGCACCCATTTCAGCATCAGATCCGCTTGTAGTGTTGATACAAGGATCCAAAGCCACGCAGCTCATGTCATCAATCAGCTCCAGCATGACTTCCTGACGATCTTCCGTCTTGTCGATGATACTGATTGTAGCCACGCCCTGACCAACCACAGCCGTGTTCGACAGCCACTCGATGATGTGATTCTTCGTGTCCGAGTTGTGCTCAAAGGCGTTGATGGTCTTCTGAAGGTTTTCACGCTCTTTATCGCTTTTGTCCTCGAGCTCAATGTGATAAGGGCTTAGGGAGAACGGGCTCGCAATCGCATTGCAGAAAACTTTCCAAAGATTGAATACTTCCTTAGGCCTATCAGCACGTCCCCATTCGGAGATAAGCTCTTTAGACCAAAAGTTACCGCTGAAACGTTGCAAGTCCTGATCCATTCTGACTTGCTGCGTCTTGTAATGGGAAGAGCTTTCCCGCAAGAAGGTACGCGCCTTCTCCATAAGTTCGTTATCACTGTACATAGGTTATGTCCATTTGTTAAGGTTTAAGATCTTCTGAGCCACCGCCTGAGCGTTAACCGCTGTTCGATGGTTCATCGCATACACCGCCAACGCCAAGCTGTCAGCCCGGTCAGGCGATCGTCCAAGGGTCTTCTTCAGATCCTCCTTAGGCGCAATCCGAAGCTTGCCCTTCTGATCAATGTATGCCAAAGTGTTTCTAAGCTCTTCCACGAGCTCCTTGTTCTGCTCAGTGTCAATGTAGAAGCCGCCCCTGATAGTCTCAGCCAGCTCGCTATACATCTGCGCACGAATGTTCAGGTAGATATCCTTATCAGGTTTCTCCGAGAACGAGATCTTCTGAATCTTTATGAACGGGTCATGCTTCACGTTGTCGTACACACCGTTGCCAAAGCCGCCAGATCCGTCTAGCGCTCCGCCCATAACGCCCTTCGCATAAGCTTCTCGCAACATCGCAGTCTGACCTTGAGTATCCACGTTCTGTACCACGCATTGCTCAATCAGCCCAGTCTCGTTTACGATGGTTCCCACAGTAGAGTCTCGACCAGTACTTCCAGCCAAGTCCATACCGAAGAAAGCAGGTCTAGCAGTATAGGAGAATCGGGAGTCAGCCAAAGCTGCAAAGTCCTCCCAACGCACGATAGCGTTGAGGAAGTCATTATTAACCAGCTCTCCAAGCACCTGCTGTCTGTACAAGGGACTTCCCAAGCCGTATCGGTCGGTCAGTTCCGCGATATACTCGTCAGACACAAAGGGGTTAGACATCAAAGTAGCTCTAATCACCGCTTCAGGATGCCTTGCGCAAAGCTCATTGAACCATGCACTGTTAGGCTCGTTACAAGGAGAGGTGATTAGTCTTTTACGAGGAGCACCAATGCCTTCACCACGAATACGGTCAGACAGGTTGTTGTAGAACAGCTCACAGCATCGAGAAGCTTCATCAATCACCAGCCCGTAGATGTCAGACAGACCAAGCACGTCATCCGGTGACTCGTTAGAATAACCGTATGTTATTCCATTGCCAACTCGAAGGGTCTTGTCCTGCTTGTTAAGTTTAGGCTTCAGGCCCCACTTCCAAGCCAGCTCGAAGGTCTGTCTGAACAGGGTCTTCATCAAAGCTCCGTGTGTCAGCGCCCCTGCTACCATGCGCCGCCCTTGAAGCATCTGTGCTATCAGCCACACCGAGCAAGTGTAAGTCTTGCCCGCACCAACAGCACATTGCATTATTACCAAGGGGTCATCGACGCGCCGCATGAATCTTTCTTGAGGAATTGAAAGCTTACAAGGAATTCGCATCGTTGCCCTCTTCTTCTTCCATAAAGGCCGTTTCCAGACCTCTGGATCTCAAGAAGGAGCTAAGACACACCATGCGCTTGCGCGTAGACGGAGAATCAAGGATCCAAGCAATGTCAGATCCCTTTTCGTACCAACCATGAAGGACTTCGCTCCAAATACAATTGGGATGAAAACGCCTGATACGAGCGTCCAATGCTAAAGGCTTAGGCATCTGCTCCCTCCCTCTGACTTTCGACAGTCGTAAAGACGAATTCAACCTTGTTAGACTTGATGTCTTCTTCGTTAGAATCAGTCGAAGTCTTGTTCGGGTCTTCAGTAGTCATAGTAAACTTGGCCTGATAAGCCGCACTGTTCACAGCCCAGTTGGCTCTGAACCTGCGTTCCAAGACCGTCAAGTACTGTTTGCCGAACTTGTCGCCGTGCATCATGTAGTACTTCAGCAGTTCTGCTTCCAAATTGCTCATGTACATCTCGTACCATTCCCTGAATTCGGCAATAGCTTCGTGAGCTTTTGGATCTTTATAACGGTCTTCCCAATCAAACCAGTTGGGGTTGAGCACGATGGAACTGGGCAAGAAGGGTTTGAGACGTACCACAAAAGAGTGGACACCTGTAGGCCTTCCAGACTGATTACCCGCTATCAGACGGAGGGTCAGATCTTCTACTTGGTCTCGAGTTAAAGTCCTTCCCCCAGTCAAAGCCGTCACTTTAGGCCAGACATGCTCCGCAGGCCCATTAGTCTTCCCAGGAAACTGCGGTTCCGGCATATTCGCCTGAATGTATTTCAGGCTGTTGACGAGCTTTCGGTTCTGCTTAGCACAATGCTTAGCCTGAGCCGCCATCATATTAGCTTTAAGCTTTATTGGGTCTCGTTTAGCCCTTGCTTGGGCAATAGATTCACCTTTAGGCATAAGTCCTCCACGTTTAACGTCCGAGTAGACGAGGGTTAAAACTTGCTCAAGAAGCTTGTATCCACCTTTTTAGGCAGCAAGCTCTTGACATTCTCCAGCTCCACTTTAAGCAGGTCGATGGCCTTCATTTCCTCAGCGAACTGGGTGGCCACGTCTTCTTTCAAAGACTTTACCAAGCTAATGAGCTCCGAGAAATCTGCCGGAGGTTCCTGCTTGGCTTCTTGCTTCTTCTGCGCAGCAGCTGCTCTTGCCTTTGCAAGAGCTTCGAGCTGTGCCGGAGTACATTTAGACTGCTTCGCCGTCGACATCACCTTCCTCCATGTCGAACCCTTCAGGCTGCACGAAGTCATCCTTGTCAAGGTCGGCACTGGTAATTCCGCCGTTTTCAATCTTGAATACAGCTTCTTGGACTCGTTTGATGTCGGCTTCATCAAACTTGTACTTTTCAGAAAGCTCGTTGAGCAAATTGATTAATTCAGACATAAAAAGCTCCTTTGATAAATCATTGAGAAGTTCATAGCGACTTCATCTTTACCTTCAAACGGGCATAATATCTTTGAACGTGAGTGAGACCGTCAGCGCCTCTCTTTTGGTTATACAGCTTCTGGTACACTGGATTCTTCACCGTACGATCCGAGGGATTAGGGATAAGCTCGCACAGCTTCTTATGCCATTCAGGATCCCATGTGCCATTGGCCTTACCTTTTGATTCACTCAAGCTGCCGTAGTAAAGATTATCAGGGCTAAGATTAGACCTGTCATTATCCCGATAACAAACGATAGCGTGCTCAGTATCAGCTGGACGCTTTCCGAGTGCTTCAAGTATGATTCTAGCTGCGCTAGCACTTTTGCCTTTGAACACCTGAAATCGTAAGCATCCGGACTTATCACTGGCGCACAGACCTACTGGCCTGTACTCTCCTTTATTCTTGCCGAGATGAACCATGCGCTCGATAGCTCCAGTATGAATATTCACACGGATGAACGGAGGATCATCAAAGTAGCAGTAATCCCCTTCACGAAGGCTAACCTTGAAGGGCTTAGAATTGCGAGGGCCTTTACTTCCCATAGTAAGCTCCTTGGCCCCTTTTAGGAAACACTAGACAGGTGCTTCAGGGCCAAGGAGCACCACCACAGTCTCGCCATTCGGTGAGACCAATAAGGAGTTAAACAAAACTCTAAAATAGATGGCAGTTTATATTAAGCCAATTTTTGAACTATTATATGACCATAACTTCAAACGGAGGTGCTATGTCAGAAGTAAGATTCCGATATAATCACGACAAACACATCATAGAAAAGGCTGTAGATGGCCTTGTTGTTACAAACTACAAGATCCGTAAGGCTTCTAACGGAGACGAGATCGCAACGGTATCATTCCGCAACAAGGTCACAACCATCAACCGAGCCAGAGTTCAAGCTGTAGAACAAGGATTGATTCCGCCAGATGAGGTAATTTCCTGCCATCGTGGAAGGGGAAGATTCCGGATCAAGTGGATAAACAACGCAGAGCTCGGTAAAGTGATGCCTTATGTATTCGAAGGCGACCAACTAATTGGTATGGTAGACTACGATTTCAACCCTTATAAAGAGGAAGCAAATGTCTAATCTTACAAAACCTACAGACGAATTTGACCAAAAAGTCATAGCCAAATTCATAGAAACGCATCCAGAGTGGAACGACCCAGAAAGCTTTGAGGTTTCTGTTACTAGCTCTATTAGCCCATCGGCTGTAAAGTCCGTCAGAAATGCCTTGGCAGCTGGAAAGTTCTCTGGAAGATACGGGAAGATTTCCGACATCGGTCAGGTTCTGTTGTTCACGCTGTCTGTGAAGATGAAGAATCTTCCCAACTCTGCTGCGAATAACATCGCACTATCAGAGCGGTACTGCGTGAATAACTTCCAGAGCGTCTCCACCATTGAGGACGTGCAAAGCTGGCTTAAGACTATCACAGAGATCATCAAGGAAGATCGTGTAGAACGATCCAAAGAGAACACCAAGGCTAACTTGTCTTTCTGGGGAATGATGAGCTCCAACAAGCCGAGAGAAGAAAGGGTAGCCCTTGAACTTCCAGTAGAAGAAGCCAATAAGGAAAACAGCGCCGACAAGCGCTTCTACAGAATATGGGCCACAGACTCTACTGGCACCTTGTTCATGAAGTACTATGACTCTTACATCATCGTTCCAATCATGAAAGCAAGCAAGGACATTGACAGCGCTCTGTTCTGGGGCAAGTTCTGGGAATGCCACGAAGGACTGACGAACATCATTGACCAGAAGTCCACAGATATCTTGTGGGATGCATGGACAGCCAAGGAAGATCCTGCCAAATCTCTTCGTCCGTATGTTCCGGCTGAGTTGTATCCGTATCTGTCGGTAGTGGGAACTATCCAGACCGAAGTAGACAAGGAAGGCAACACCAAGGAGTACATGGCCTCGATCCGCCTGAAGATCCGACCGTTTGGACATGCTAACGAAGTTCCAGAACCGCTTGGAAAGAAGTCGTGGCAAGCAGCAATTGCTCATGCTCTTTGCGACATTGACCCAAGAAAGCTTGTCAAGATTAGAACATTGTCCAACAAGATGGACGAACCAGCCTTGTTCAATGTTGATCTGAAACCGCTAGAACCAGCTTCTGCCGATATTCCTGACCTCCCTCCAACATGGGACAAATTCTTTGATACCAAGCTCGGGAACAACAAATCCAGCCAGCTATACCGCATCGCAAAATGGGTGGTAAGCTGTTTCGATCAGTGGAACGTAAACAGAACTGTTCTGATTATTGCAGGTCATGGTAATGACGGTAAGAGTATGTTCACGGACGTGATAACCAAAGGATTCAACTCCCTCGTAGGGAAAGACGACTTTGCAATGACGCTTCCGGCTATTGCAGTAGAGTCGAACAAGTCTCAAGTTGGACTTGCAAAGTGTATGAGCAGTCGTGTTCTTATCACTCCTGATGTCAGCAAGATAACTTCTTGGCTTAACAGTGAAGTCGTAAAGCAGATAACTGGTTGCGACGAGGTTACAGCCGATATCAAGTATCAGGTGCCTATCACTCGAAAAATGACTGGTGTGAAGCTCATGGCCACTACCAACTTCCCGATTTACTTGTCCGATGATCATAGCATTTCTCGTACATATCCGATAGTGTTCAACAGATCCGAGGCCGAGCCTAACTGGGACGTGTACAAGATGAAAAACTTGATGCTCGAAGAGTTCGAAGACTGGGTGAAGTGGTGCTTTGCATTTGCTTATGCTCAGGATGACGCTCTTGGTATCACCCATAAGAACCCTGCTCCGATCTACAGTGACAGTGTTCCAGCTGATGTTCCGTTCGGAAACAAACAGCACTGGGATGTCATTGGTACTGAAGACGGATCTGAACCTATGTTCCGCTATAGGGCCTTCGACGAACAGAGCGATATGGACGAAGAGTCTATGCTCTATATCCTGGGTAATTGTACTCAGCGCGGAGGTAAGGTTAAGAACGTTGAGCTTAGAACTGAGCTGATTAGGATATCCAGAGAAATGAGTCAGCAGAGCTTGGCGAAGCTCATCGAGACTTCTAACGGTTACAAGATTCTTTCCAGAGCTATACGATCTCTGTATCCGGAGGCAGAACCTTTCCAGAGCCACGGTGAACGAGGTTGGAAGGGATTTTCGGTCAGTAATCGAGCGACAGAAGAAAGAACCGAGCGAAAGAAGATCCAAAGGTCGTCGACTACACTTCCGGCAGGAGTGTAAAACCTTCTGAGGAATACAAAATGGCTACAACGGTAACTGTAGCCATTTTGTTATTTTCATGAGAGGCATGGAAATAGACTCAGGTACCATAGGGGAACGTTGACTCCGAAACCGTTTCTTTTACCCTATAATTTTTTTCTTCAATATAAAAATCAAAACTGACACATATTACTTTATTGATTTAATGGTACCATATGTTACCTTATTATATTTTATAATAAGCCTCCTTTATTCTTATAGGATTTGCTATTTTTGTCGGGTAACTTCGCAGGTCACAGCAGGGTATAAATAGGGTACCTTAACTTATAATTGAATCTAAAATTTGAGGTTAACATGTCAAAAATTACTCTCCGCACAGAACCAGCTCCACAACCAAAATCCAAAGCCGAATGCGATGAAGAGCGTCGCTCTAATGCACTTTGGTGGCAGCAGCACAAAACCAGTCAGCGCTTCCTAGTTAAGCCGCAGTATCACAGCCGCTTTGCAATGTCCGACAAGGGCGAATGGCACACCAAAAGCGACTTTGTTCCTAGCGTGCTCAAGAAGATTATGGATATCTGCAAGGATATTGACAGCGGTGCTCGCCGCTATTCGACAGAACCCAAAAGCTCTATGCCCGGATTTGCCGTGGGATCCGTGAAGGAAGACTTTTACGAGACTACCCTCGTT